TAAATTTCAAGAACCATTACAAGGCGACACAGTTCCGTATAGATTTAATAGATCTGCTGGTATAGATGTATTTAACGTAGGTAAGGCAACTTTGCTTCCAACTGTAGAACTTGCAGTTGCTGCTTCTAATACACCAATCGTTGAAGGTGCAACAGATTCTAATGGTGTTAACGTAGTTCTTCAAGCAGATGGCTCTACTCTTAAAAGAGTAACTGCTATTGGAACTTCTACCACCCTTACTTGGGGTGGTTCAGGAAACATATTAGATCTTACTAATGACGGCGTTAATTATTATGCTGCTAACGCAACTGGTATTTACAAAGGCCCTTTAACTGGTGCAACAAATGGTACATCTATCTTTACCCATCCAGCCTCAGTAGGTACAGTAACTAATGTTAAAATGGTTTGGGTTAAGCAACGCCTTATTGCTGGTATTAATAACTACCTGTTTGAAGTGGTTCCTATTACTTCTTATACAGTAACGGCTGCTAGATTATCTACAAACATAGTTACTTTAAAAACATCTATTGCCCACAACTTTCAAGTTGGATCGCAAATAACCGTTGCGTCAACTGGTGCTGACTATAATGGCACTTGGACAGTAACTGCTGTGCCATCTACAACAGAATTTTCTTACTACCATAACCACGCAGATAGCGACCAATCAACTGGTCTTACTGGTACTGCGGTGCTTGCTACTAATAACAACCTTCCTATTTATGCCCATCCAAATGCTACTTGGAAATGGACTGGCATTTGTGAAGGACCAAACGCTATCTATGCTAGTGGTTACTCAGGTGATTCTTCAACCATATATCGTTTATCTTTAGATACAACAGGCAATGTTCCATTACTTAACAGAGCAGTAACTGCTGCTGACTTACCAAAAGGTGAGCAAGTAACAGCACTTGGTTCTTATATTGGTAAGTATATGGTTTTTGGAACTAACAAAGGTATTAGAGTAGGACAGATTGATACCTCTGGTTTTGTATCATCTGGTTACATTACTTATGGTCCATTAACTGTTGTTACAAATGGATATGATCCTGCTTCTGGAACCATTCTTAATGGTTCACCAGTTAAGTCTGTTACTTTTAATGACCGTTACGCTTATTGTACGGTTACAAATTATATTGATAATGGTGATGGAACTTACTCATCTGGTTTAATTAAAATTGATTTAAGCCGAGAGTTAGCACCAAACCTTATGGCTTATGCTACCCACTTACGCCTACCAGGAACTGCCGAAGCATCAGATGTAGCCATTTGGGGTGATAGTAATAAACTTGTTATTGGTATGGCTGGGTATGGTACATATATTCAATCAGTTAATCTGTGTGCATCAGGTTATATACAAACTGGTTTGATTCGTTACTTAACCCTTGAAGATAAACACTTTAAGTTAATTAAGATAAATGTTGAAAACCCTATCCCTGGTAAGATTGGTGTAGGAACAGTTTCAGATAACAATACTTTTACTAACATTATTACTGTTGATTCTAGTTTTAATTTTAGTCAAGATATAGCAACCAACATTCCTCACGAACAACCAGCCCTTGCTTTGCGCTTTGATCTATACCCAAGTAATGATCTTGCTTCTAGCCCAGTATTTACTGGCTATCAATTAAAGGCTTTGCCTGCGGTTCACCGTCAACGTGTAATTACAATACCAGTTATGAACTATGACTTTGAGGGTGACAGATATAATATGCCAGTTGGCTATGAAGGTAGAGCCGCTGCTCGTATTGCCGCCCTTGAAAACTTAGAAGAGCCAGGAAATGTAGTTACATTCCAAGACTTTACCAACAAGGAAACAGTTCAAGGCGTAATAGAATCAATCCAATTCATTCGTATGACACCACCTGAGAGAAGGTTTACAGGCTTTGGCGGTATCTGCTACATAGAGTTTAGAACAGTATAAATCTATGTTAAATATGGATATATCTCAAATTGTTTATAACTATGGTTTTGTAGCAGGTGGCGCTGGATTAATTCTTTGGGGCATCTTTCAGTTTGGCGTACATAAATCTATTGAATCTCATATAGAAGAAATAACAAATGAGATTAGACCAATAGTTGATTGTCTTAATGAATTATCTAGGCGGTTAGATCGTATTGAGTATGCACTATACAATGATGGACAAACTGGTCTTATTAACAAAGTAGATCATTTAGTTGAAAACCAACAAATAATTAAAACAGAAGTAGAAATAATTAAAGCAAAGGCGGAAGCCTAATGCCAGTAGTACCACAGCCAGCGTGTAAGGCAGTCCTTACTCAGGCTACTGCTAAGTGGCCCAAGAGAAAGAAAGCATCTGATGGCCTGTTGCCATCTGCTGCCCATATTGCTATGGACTTAAAGGCTGGTATTAAATCAGATCACGATACTGGTTACGCCGCAGATTTAACCCACGACCCTGCTAATGGGGTGGATGCACAGAAACTTTTTGTTTCATTAAGAACAGATAAGCGAGTTAAGTATCTGATTCATAATGGCAAAATATGGTCCAATGAAAAAGGAGAAAGACCTTACAAGGGTCCGTCTCCACATATCCACCACATACACATATCGGTCAAGGACGGTATGGGTTCTGACACTTCCCCTTGGTTCATCTGAAAGGAATAATATGAATACAAAAGCAAAAGCAATTGCGTTATCTTATTTCCGTGCTGGAGTTGCAGCAGCAATCGCTGTATACCTAGCAGGAAATACAAGTCCAAAGGCTCTATTAACTGCTGCACTAGCAGCAATTGCAGGACCTGCATTGAAGGCACTTGATCCAAATTCACCAGAGTTCGGTGTAGGATCTAAGTAAACAGAAGTATCCTTAAACCCCGCTCGTACCTAACGGTACTGGCGGGGTTTATTTTTGTTTGGGTAGAAGGCAGAGCCTTCTTACCCCACCGCACTCGCTTTGCTTGTAGTATAACAATCCCACTCAGGATATTGTCAACTGATGAAAAGTTAGGACACTAGCGTGTCTTACAACTGCATATGTCACAGCCATCTGCTATGGTTCTCATATGGAAAAAATAGCAGTAGGTCACAAATCGTTTTCACAATTTTCCACGTGGATAAGATGCGGTAAGGCTTATCAGTTGGAAAAAATATTAGAAGCACCACAATCTCCAGCGTGGTGGTTCGTGGGTGGATCAGCGTTCCACTCAGCAGCAGAGAAGTATCTGCTTGCCGAGTTTGAGAAAAAGAATGGCTAAAGATATTGCCTATGTCAAACCTAATGAAGGTGGAGAAGGGGACTACAGGGCGCTTGGTCCGCTCAGAGTCTGTCCGTGCGGATCTGAAGTATGGAACGTCAAATGTAAGTTTGACGATGACGGAGCAATTGGTATTTACTTCTTGGATATGCGATGTATGCTCTGCGACTCACTCGCCGTCGCACCTTATGAAGGGAATTTAACGTGAAATTAAGAATACGTAATCCGTTTTATTATACAGATATAAAAACTGATACTTTAGTACAAATTGTTTGTTTCCATTGTGGTCATAAATACTACGTTACATATGGCAATATCAGAGTATCTAACTATTGTACGAGTTGTAAATGAGCGCACGTAAATCTAAGATAATGGGGCAAGATGCTTTTCGCACAGCCTTTGTTGAGTCTGAAATGATTATGCGACTCGCCCTAGGTAAGATGATTCAGACAGAGATAGATAGGGAAACAAATGCTGATATAATTAAAGGATTGCAAATAGCAAAAAAAATAGTAGCGGGGGAAATTCAATGAACAATGAAGATACAATGACAGTGCCAGCAAAAGATGTTAAGTTAATAGAATCTGTTGATAGCATTATTATGAGTGGTGGGCTTTCAACTGAAAATGCTTGGGAAATAATTAAACTTGTAAGAGAACACGACAGTAAATGAATGTAGAAGAGATATGGGATCAATCATTCTTAGAAGCAATAGCCGAGACAGAGGCTAAAACAAAAACTAATCCAACTGATTGGCGTCGTGGTGGCAGAGTATCTATTGCTAATCCTGACAAGGAGAACAAGGCTTGGTGGGATGTTAATGGAAAGAAAATGTTTCTTGATTTTATTGGTGCTTGGAAAGATTCACAACTAACCATATGGGAATCACCTCAAGGTGTTTCAGGAATTGAGATAGAACTTAACTCAAACTTTGGTGATGTTTTAATTAAGGCATACGCCGATCTAATAGCAGTTACCGCTGGTGGTGAACTAGTAGTGGTTGACTTCAAGACAGGGGCTTATACACCCGACTCAGCCCTTCAATTGGGCATCTACGCTTGTGCTATGGAGATGAAGTTTGGCACAAGACCAACTAGAGGTTACTACTATTCTTCCCGTAAGGCTACCTTCTTAGAGGCTGAAGGGTTACATCGCTGGACTATCCCATTACTTACTGAACTGTTTGCTCAGTTCAATCGTGGTGTGGAGAATCAAATATTTCTACCTAATATAGGTATGGCTTGCTCTACTTGTGGCGTGAAGGATTACTGCTACGCTACTGGTGGGGAACTAGCACAACTTTACGACCCACTAGCAACAATAAAATAAGGAGAAACAAATGGCTGGAGAACAAGGAACCAAGTTCCAAATCAATTATAAGTTACCTGACGGTACCTTAGTAAACATATATGCAAACTCAGCGACAGAACTTGAAGGTAGCCTAACTACTATTCAAGATACTGTTTCATTAATTGCTTCTACAGCAGGAGCGTTAACAAATTCTGTTGTTCGTGTAGCACCAACACAATCTTCAGCAGCAGTTGCATATGCTAAGACTGCATTAGGTGCAGTTCCAGTTGGTGCAACAAGCGCTAACTCTTGTAAACACGGTGATTTAGTTTGGCGTGAGTCAAAGCCAGGCGCACCTAAACCTTGGAAGGGTTGGTTCTGTCCTTCTCCAAAGGGTACTGCCGATCAGTGCGAACCTAAGTTCGTTCGCTAATATCTAATGCTGTCCTTAACTCAAGCGGCAGCGAAAAGCACAAATGATTACGCACTACTGCCTGACCTATTCCCAACCTTACAACAGGAAGGGATTAGGTTCAGACGGGGGCAATTGACTATGATTGCTGGCGCACCTAACGCAGGTAAATCTTTATTAGCGTTATGGATGGCGGTGCAAATGAAGGTGCCAACGCTGTACATATCAGCAGACACTGATGGCTATACAACTGCCATTAGAGCAGCGTCAATGATTACTGGCAATAAGGTAACGACTGTTGAAGAAGCCTTTGCCAATGGCGCAGGTCAAGAATTTTATACTCAAGAATTGCAAAGCATTAATCATTTACAGTTTGATTTTTCTCCAAGCCCTACATTAGATGAGATTGATTTAGCAATCAGAGCATACGCAGAATCATATGGGCAATATCCTCATATGATTATTGTAGATAATGCTATGAACGTGGTGTCTATGCACGAGAATGAATGGTCAGGACTACGTGAGATAGCCAAGGCTATGCACCATATTGCTCGTGAGACTGAAGCAGGAGTGATTTTACTTCACCATACATCTGAAGCAGAAGGTAAGCCTGACTTACCACCTAGCCGTAAATCTATTCAAGGCAAGATTAGCCAGTTGCCTGAAATGATTTTGACTGTGGCATTAGTACCTGATACTGGTGAGTTTAGAATTGCTTGTGTAAAGAATCGCTTTGCTAAGAACTCTGCAACTGGAGAACGCTTTGTCACATTGTGGACCGACGCGTCTCGTATGTTGATACATAATGAGCGAACTTCTGATATCATTGTGGCTCACACCAGCACAACAAACCATAACTATGTGCGGGATTGGACACAGAGGTATGATTAACGAAGATTTAGATGTAGAGATTAGAGTGAAGGAGTTGCTTCACGCTGAACTCAAGATTGAAATAAATAAGCATATAGAAAAGATTGAAGCAGCAAAGATTAAAGCCACAGATGAATGGGGCGATGGTCTTAATATGGGTATGGAATGGGCAATACGAATCCTCAGAGGGGATAAGAGTGTTACATAGTGATAGTCCAATTAAGCCAAGACGAAGTTAGGGTTTGTTCAAACCTAGCAGTAGAGCGTTGGCTTGCTAAGTTTAACTCAAAAGATAAACCTAACTATGCCGCAGGTAAGTTAACAGGTAGATTAGAACACGAACTACTTGCCAACGTTAGGGCAAACATATCTGAGTGGGCAGTTGCTAAACACTATAATTTGAGTTGGTCTGTGCCTTGGTATCCAAATGAATTACACCCAAAGCGTAAAGATATTGGTGATGTTGGGACTTATCACGAGGTAAGAACTGTGCGTACTCAAACCGCTATTCCTTTTTGGGATAAAGATTCAGATAAATATATATTTGGCACGAAAATAATTGATGAGGAATACTACTCTCAAGTAGAAGTCTATGGTAGTTTTAAAGCAAATGAATTTATGTCAGATAACTATAGAGATGAGAGTATCAATGGGTGGCGTGTGCCAGTTGAGGAAATAGTTTATGTCTAGTTACGGTAAGCGTAAAGGCGCAGCCTTTGAAACAGGTATTCTTAAATGGCTTAGGTCAAAAGGATTATTAGCAGAGCGTTTATCTAAGGCTGGTGCTAATGATGAAGGCGACATAGTTTGTTTTGTTGCTGGCAAACCTATGATCTTTGAATTAAAAGCAAGAGTTAAACTAGATTTACCACAGTTTTGGCGCGAGGCTACAGTTGAGGCAGGTAATTATGCTAAGGCTCGTGGCTTAGAGCAGGCACCACCTGCTTATGTAATAGTAAAACGTGCTAGTTCAGGACTAGATCAGGCTTGGGTAATCCAAACCCTAGATCAATGGGTGAATAACAATAAAGAGTAAGCCTGACTTATCTGCAATCCTTACCCATTACGGTATGGATGTGCAAGATAGGCACGGTTGGGTTCCTTGTAGGTGTGTAATACACGACGATGCTCACGCATCAGCCGCGTATAACTTAGACTTACAGGTGTACAATTGTTTGGTATGTAACGTAGTTGGTGATGTGTACGAGTTAGTCAAAGCAAAAGAAAACTTAAAGGGGTTTGATAATGTTAAACGAAAAGCAGCGCAACTTGCTAACGGACGCAGCGCAAAGATACTCCAACTCACGCAACGAGGCGACAGCCTCTTACCTACTGGCTCGCGGCATAAGCAAGACAGTCGCAGATACGTACCTGCTTGGAAGCGTCGCTGATCCTGCAAGCGGACACGAGCAAGCAGTTGGTATGTTATCCATTCCTTATATGACACCATCAGGTGTAGTTGGTATGAAGTTTAGGAGATTAGATGATGGAAACCCTAAGTACCTTTGGCCTACAGGTCAAAAGGTTGGGCTATTTAATGTTAATGATTTGCATAAGCATAGCGACACTATTGCCATTTGTGAAGGAGAGATTGATACGATTATTCTTTCGGGCGTTGTTGGAATACCGTCAGTTGGAGTTGCTGGTGTATCCCAATGGAAGCCTTGGTTCAAAAACTTATTTGAACCTTACTTGCGTGTCCTCATTTTTGCGGACAATGATGTTAAAGAAGATGGCCGTAATCCTGGGCAAGAACTTGCGAAAAGAATTAAAGAAGAGTTAGATAAAGCAACAGTAGTCCACCTACCTGACAACACTGATGTTAATGAAGTGTTATTAAAGTATGGATCTGATTGGTTTAATGAACGAGTTGCTGCATAATGAGTACCGTTGTTGGCATCCAAGGTGATGGCTGGTGTGTATTAGGTGCTGATTCTCAGGTATCTGAGGGTGGTCGTGCCTACTCAACTACCAAAGGTTTGGGTAAAATTATGAAGCGTGGCCCATATTATGTGGCTACTGTGGGCGATTTTAGACCAACAAACATTCTTGCTTTTAACTTTAACTTTCCTAAGCCACCACCATTTGCATCTACCTATAAGTTAGATAAGTTTATTGGTTCAAGATTTATACCTGCATTACAGCAGTGTTATGCTGATAATGCTTACATTCCTAAAGATGGAGATAGTGGAACAGATATATTAGTTGCAGTGTATGGCAATCTATATGCCATTAGTTATGATTACTCTTGGACTAAAGATCGGCGTGGCTACTACGCATTAGGTTCAGGTGGGGACTATGCTTTGGGTGCTATGGCTACTTACGCATTACC